TCGACAAGCGAATGATTCGCGCCGGGATGCGCAAAGTTGGTCTGCTGATCACCCAGCGAGCACAGATGAATCTTGCGCTGGGCAAAGGCCAGGACGGCTATCCGGTAAATCGAACGGGCGTCACGGTTGAATCGGTAAGTTTTAAGGTTTCCCGCTCGGGTTTTCTTGTCCGTATCTCCCCGACCAAGACCTCGGCGATGGAAGAGTTTTACCCGGCTTACCTTCACTATGGGGTGAAGAAGGGTCGAAAACTCGGAAAGCTCGCACCTGGTAAGGGGAAGGGCAAATCGAACCGCCGCGCCATTGGCGCAAGGGCTGCCGCGCTTGCTGAGCGTGCCGCCGGCGCATGGCGAATCAAGCCTCGCGACAACTACATGGCAGATGCTTTGCAGGATTCATCATCACAAGTTCAATCGATTCTTTCTGCTGCGTTTGCCGCCGCCCTGCGTTGATCGCTGACCCCTCCCGGATCCCTCTATGAAACTGAACCCGATCGTTGCTCACTTGCGAGTGACGTGCCCGTCTTTTGCCGGCCGAGTTTCCGGCGGCATTGACTGGGATGCAGTCGTCGAAAGTGCCCACCTGGCTTTACCTGCTGCTTACGTCATTGCAACTGCTGACGCTGCGAGTTCGAGCAAAGCGCAGAACATGGTGATCCAAGACATCACTGATCAATTCAATGTGGTGATTGTTCTGGATACCTCTGACGAGCGGGGACAGGCGGACAGCGACATTTTGCACGATCTGCGTGCCGAGCTCTGGCGGGCTCTGGTCGGCTGGATACCTTCCGCTGAGTACTCACCCATTGAATATGGCAAGGGCGCGCTTCTGCATATCAGTCGTGCCCGAGTGGTTTACCAGTTCACGTTCTTTTCCGAGTTCCAGCTAGGTCGCAATCGCGCCGATGAGCCTGCCGAAACCTGGCAAGAGTTCGATCTCGATGGTCTGCCCGGTTTCACCGGTGTCGATTTCAACGTGGACTTTATTGACCCGGCTGACCCCAACCTGCAGCGTCCTGGCCCCGATGGTCGAGTCGAGGCGACTTTCTCCGTTGAACTACCGCAACCCACTGAGGACTCTCCATGAGCCGCATGACTGTGTACCCGGCTGAGGGCCGGGTGGTGCCCGATCCAGAAGCCGGCGGCAACTTGCCCGCCGAGGGCCGTGATGTCCCGCGTGACACCTATTGGCTGCGCCGCCTGCAAGATCAGGACGTCACAACCGACGCGCCGAAAAAGGCCAAGACCACCCCGAAACCCCCGGCTTTGGCCGAACCAGGGAGCGCTGAATAATGGCGATCAGCTTTAACACCATCCCCAGCGACCTGCGCGTGCCGCTGTTTTACGCCGAGGTCGACAATTCGCAGGCCAACAGCGGTGGCTCGAGCATGCCGCGGCTGATCGTGGCGCAGGTCAACGACGATGCCACCGCCGCGGAAATTGGTCGCCTGACTCTGGTGTCGAGCCTGGGCCTGGCCAAGAGCATCGGCGGTACGGGCTCGATGCTCGCACAGATGTATGACACCTGGCGCCGCAACGATCCGGCTGGCGAGGTCTGGTGCCTACCGATCAAGGCCACCGGCACCAAGGCAGCGGGCAGTGTGACGATCACCGGCACGGCTACCGCCGGTGGCGAGCTGAACCTATACATCGGCGGCAACCGGGTGCGCGCGACCGTGGCCAAGGGCGCCACCCCGACCTCGGCGGCGTTGGCCTTGACGGCGGCGGTGAATGCCGCCGGACTGGCGGTGACCGCGCTGGCCGCTGCGGGTGTTGTTACGTTGACCTGCAAATGGTCGGGCCTGAGCGGTAACGACCTGGCGCTGCAGCTCAATCGCCTGGGCCGGAACAACGGCGAAGCGACGCCGGACGGCCTGACTGCGGTGGTGGCGCCGATGATCGGTGGTGTGGGCACGCCTGACGTCGCGCTGGCCTTGGCCAGCCTGGGTGACGAGCCGTTCGAGTTCATCTGTGCGCCATGGGCCGATGCCACATCGTTGGATGCCTGGAAAGCCTTCATGGACGATTCCAGCGGGCGCTGGAGCTGGGCCAAACAGCTTTATGGGCATGTCTACACCGCCCAGCGCGGCACCCTCGGTGAATTGGTCGCCTTGAGTGCCTCGCGTAACGATCAGCATGCGACGATTCACGGTTTTGAGGCGGGCTGTCCCGATCCGGTGTGGAACGTGGCGGCGGCCTATGCGGCGCGCACCGCGGTTTTCATCTCGGCGGATCCGGCGCGGCCGACACAAACCGGCGAACTGGCGGGCATCACCCCGGCCCCGGCCGGTGCGCGCTTCACCTTGACCGAGCGCCAGTCGTTGTTGAGTCGCGGCATTGCCACGGCTTATTTCGGCGGCGGGGCGCAGCGCATCGAGCGAGCGATCACCAGCTACCAGTTCAACGCCTTCGGCCAGGCCGATGACTCCTACCTGGACAGCGAGACGCTGCACCAGTCGGCGTATGTGATTGGCTACCTGAAGTCGCGGGTCACCAGCAAATACGGACGGCACAAGTTGGCTAATGACGGCACGCGCTTCGGCGCTGGCCAGGCCATCGTCACGCCGAACGTGATTCGCGCGGAAATGATCGCCGGCTACTACGTGCTGGAGCAGCTGGGCATTGTTGAGAACGCCGAGGCCTTCGCGGCTAATTTGATCGTGGAGCGCTCGGCCACCAACCCGAACCGGCTCAACGTGTTGTATCCGCCGGACCTGGTCAATCAGCTGCGGATCTTCGCGCTGCAGTACCAGTTCCGCCTGCAATACGCGGTCTGATCCAACCAAGGTTTATAGCCCGCCGCGTGCGGGCTTTTTTGTAGGAGAGAGGCCATGGGCCAGAAAGTTGCGGGCACCGTTTACATCAAGGCAAACGGGGTTCAGTTCACCGTCACCGGTGGCGTGGAAGTGCTGCTGGGTGACAAAAAACGCGAGTCGGTGGCGCCGGGCTTTTTCAAGGAAGAAGACCTGGTGCCGTTTGTGAAGGCCACCATCGTCGATGCGCCGGACCTACCGTTCAAAGAAATCATGGCCGACACCGATGCGACGATCACCGTCGAGTTCAAGAACAGTCGCGTCTACGTGTTGTCGGGCGCCTACGTGGTGGACGAGCCGACCGCGAAGGGCGATGACGGCACCATCGACATTCAATGGGACGGCACGAAAGGAGGTTTCCAATGAGCGAAGTGAAGCCCTACCAGCTGGCCGCGCCGATTCAGGCACATGACCAGGAAGTACTGGAAGTCACCCTGCGCCGGCCGACCGTAGCCGAGGTGCGTGCGATCAAGGCGCTGCCGTACAAGATCGACAAAAACGAGGAGGTCACCCTCGACATGGAGGTGGCGGCCAAATACATCGCGGTCTGTGCCGGGATTCCATCGCCGTCGGTGAACCAACTGGACCTCTACGACTTGAACAACCTGGGCTGGGCTGTGACGGGTTTTTTCATGACTGCGGCATCGAAGACGTCGAAGGCCTGATCGCCGTGGTGTATGACCTGGCTTTCTTCTGGAAGGTCGGGCCCGAGCAGATGATGGCGCTGCCGCTGGATACGTTTGCCGAGTCGTTGGCGAACGCCCAGCGCATTAATCAAATTCCGCAGGGGTAGGGTATGGCCGACAAGTTTCAACTCAAGGCCCTGATCACCGGTGTCGACAAGCTGTCGCCGACCTTGGCCGGTATCCGCAAAAACGTCGCCGGCTTTCGCAAGGGGCTGGAGCGTACGGGGCTGGGCAAGATTGGCTTTAGCGACATCGTGACTGGGGGGGCTTTGGCCGCTCCGTTCATTGCCGGCGCAGCGGCCGCGATTCAGTTCGAGACGGCCATGGCGGACGTGAAGAAGGTGGTTAACTTCGACACCCCGGTGCAGTTCAAGCAGATGGGTGACGACATTGGCAAGCTGTCCGAACGCCTGCCGATGGCCGCCAATGACATTGCCAAGATTGTGGCGGCCGGTGGTCAGTCGGGCATTGCCCGCGAGGAGCTACTGGGCTTTGCCGAGGCGGCGGTAAAGATGGGCATTGCCTTCGACCAGACCGCCGATGAGTCGGGCGACATGATGGCGAAGTGGCGGACCTCGTTCAAATTGACCCAGGGCGACGTGGAAACGCTCGCCGATAAGATCAACTACCTGGGCAACACCGGCCCGGCCAACACCAGGCAGATTTCCGACATCGTCACCCGCATCGGTCCGCTCGGCGAGATTGCCGGTCTGGCCTCCGGGCAGATCGCGGCCCTCGGCGCGACCATGGCGGGCGTCGGCGTGGAGCAGGACGTTGCGGCCACCGGCATCAAGAACTTCATGCTGGCCATGACCAAGGGCTCGGCAGCGACCAAGGACCAGGCGCTGGCCTTTAAGGCCTTGCGCCTGGACTCCAAGACGCTGGCCAAGGCCATGCAGACCGATGCGCAGGGTGCGGTGCTGGACATCCTCGACCGCATCAAACGTGTGGACAAGGACAAACAGGCGGGGTTGCTCTCGGAGCTGTTTGGCACCGAGTCGATCACCGCGATTGCGCCGCTGTTGACCAACCTGGACCTGCTCAAAGGAAACCTGCAAAAGGTTGCGGATGCGCAGAAATACAGTGGCTCGATGGAGAACGAGTATGCCTCGCGCGCGGCGACCACAGCCAACAACCTGCAGCTGTTGCGCAATGCCGTGGCCAGCGTAGCGCGGGCCGTCGGCAGTGCCCTTCTGCCGGGGATCAATGCGGTGGTAGAAGGCCTGCGGCCGATGATTTCCGGGGTCGCGGACTTGATTCAGGACAACCCGCAGTTGGTCAAAGGTGTCGCCATGGCGGCCGGCGCCTTCACCGCGCTGCGCATTGCGGTGTTCGCGGCCACTGTGGCCACCCGCGTGCTGGGCGTGGCGTTTGCCGCTACTCCGGTGGGTATCATCGCCGTAGCCATTGCCGCCGCTGCCGGCTTGATCGTGGCCAATTGGGATAAGGTCGGGCCGTTCTTCACCGCGTTGTGGGAGCTGATCAAGGCGTTGGCCACGCCCTTCATGGAGTTTTTGAAGGCTGTATTTGATTGGACCCCCATGGGCCTGATCATTAAGCACTGGTCACCGATCACCGCCTTTTTCAAAGACTTGTGGGAAGGCGTCAAACCGTACCTGCAACCGATCCTGAGCATGTTTGGGATGGAAGACGGCGGTGCCGGCCTGACTGCCAAGGTTGCTGGTTATGCCGAAGAGCAACGCCAGCGCAATGCCGGCGCCGGCGGCGGGACAGGAGCGTTCCTGCAGGCCAATGCGGTGAGCCTGGCGAACATTCAGCAGAACGAACGCAATCTGACCCAAGCCGGATTCGCGCCGGGGCAACTATTGCGCCCGCCGGGAATGGCGGCGCCGGGCGCGTTCCTGCAGGCCAAGGCGGCGAGTATGGCGAGCCCTCCGCCGAACGAACGCACGCTGACCCAGCCGAGCCCCGCACCGGGGCAGTTGTTGCGGCCGCCGGGGATGCCGGAGCCGGGCGCCTTGCTGCAGCCACGGCTGCCGGTACCGGGGGCCTTGCTGCAGCCGTCTTTGGCGAATAACCGCACCCAGCTCGACGGGGCGTTGGTGGTGCGCTTTGAAGGGGCCCCGCCCGGTGTCCGGGTTGATCCGGGCACGAGCAATCAACCGGGGCTGTCGATCACGCCGCAAGTGGGCTACCGCTCGCTCTCAGGGAGTAAACCGTAATGAGTGAATGGCGCGACCGTAAACAAGGCGCCTCCTTTCGGGGGGTGCCGTTCCTAGTGGACTCCGACAGCGTGCCTGTCGGTCGGCGAACGCAGTTGCATGAGTTCCCGCAGCGCGATCAACCCTTTGTCGAAGACCTGGGGCGGCGCACCCGGCACTACAAGTTCACCGGCTTTGTCGCCGGGGATGATTGCCTGGCGCAGCGCGACCGCCTGCTGACCGCGCTGGACAAGCCCGGCTCGGGTGAGTTGGTGCATCCGTGGTTCGGCCGCCTGACCGTCACTGCCGGCGAGTGTGAGGTGTCGCATGCGCGCAATGAGCTGGGCCTGGTGCGCTTCAACCTGGAGTTTATCGACGGCATGCTGGCGTTCCCGGTGCAGTCGCCGAACACCCGCCGGCAACTGGCGGCCCAGGCGCCGAGTCTGCTGACCTCGATCAAGGGGCGTTTCAACGCGGCCATGGCGCCGGTGGACCTGGCGCGGCAACGAGTCAGTGCGGTGCGTTCGGCGCTGTCGGGGGCCTTGGGTTTTGCCTTGAAGTTCCTGCAGCCCGCGTCCAGCTTGGGCAGCGACCTCAACGGCCTGGTGTCCTCGCTGCTGAATGGGCCGGGAGGGTTTGCCGACAGTCTGCTGGCGGGGATTAGCGGCCTGGCGCGCTCGTTCGGCGGCTACGGCGCCGGCGGTTCCAGCGGTTCTTCTACTGACTCTGGCTCCAGCAGTTCCGGCGCCACTGTCGCCGGCACCGGCTCTAGCAGTTCATTCCAGGGCAGCAGTGCCAAGATGGCGGCGGTGGCGGCGTTATCGGCCGCGGCGCCGGCCACCGATAACCCGGAGGTGGCGGTGATTCAGGCCGCGGTGATTGCCCTGGTGCAAGACGCGGCGCTGCTCGATGTGCTGCTGGACATGGCCGAGGTGCCGGTGGCGATCCTCCCAAGCGTCAGCGCGCCGGCGGCGCTGGACGTGCAACTGGCGCAACAAGGTGCGACGGTGGCGGCCGGTACCGCGGTCGAGACGGCGGTGCCGGTCGCTGAGGACGTGCTGGCCGTGCGTGACGCGATCAGCGAGGCGATCTGGTCGGTGGCGGGCGAGAGTCAGCCGGATCACTTCGGCGCGCTGAGTGAGGCCCGCCAGGCCCTGGACCGGCATTTGACGGAAGTGGCGCGCAGCGGCGTCGGCCTGCGCACCTATGTCCCGGTCGAAACCGTGTCAGCCCTGGTGCTGGCCCATGCGTTGTATGGCGATGCCTTGCGCAGCGGGGAAATTGTCGCGCGTAACCGGGTGCAGCATCCGGGCTTTGTCCCGGCCACTGAACTTCAAGTAGCGAAGGCCTGAGCATGGATCAGCTGAATAACGTCACCTTGAGCGTGGGCGGGCACGACTACGGCGGCTGGAAAAGCGTCAGCATCGGCGCCGGCCTGGAGCGTCAGGCGCGTGACTTTACCCTGGGCATCACCTGGCGCTGGCCGGGCGGCGGCGAGGTGCCGGTGCGGATTCGCCAGGGTGAGGCGGTGGAGGTGCGCATTGGTCAGGAGTTGCTGTTGACCGGCTATGTGTTCAGCACGCCGATTCGCTACGACAGCGAGTCGGTCACCCTGAGCATCAGCGGGCGCTCGCGCACGGCGGATCTGGTGGATTGCGCCGCGGTCAATCAGCCGGGGCAGTGGCGCGGGCAAAACGTGCAACAGATCATCGCCGCGATTGCCGGCGAATACGGTATCGCGGTGGTCAATGAGGTGGCGCTGGCCCTGGGCGTGGAAGATCACACCATCGAGCCGGGCGAGACGGCGTTTGAAAGCATCGACCGGCTGTTGACCCTGTCGCGCCTGTTCAGCACCGACGACGGCCGCGGCCGCCTGGTGATTGCCAAATCGGGCAGCGCCGGGCGCGCGGTCGACACCCTGGAACTGGGCAAAAACCTGTTGTCGGGCGACACCAATCTGGATTTTTCCGCGGTGTTTTCCGAGTACGTCAGCAAGGGCCAGCGCAGCGGTACCGACGTCAGTTTCGGTGCGCAAGCCAGCGAGGTCGAGGGGCGGATCAGCGATACGCGAGTCGAGCGGCGGCGGGTCAAGGTCATTCAGCAATCTGGGCAGTTGACCGCCAAGCTGGCCCGTGAGCGGGTCGAGTGGGAGCGGGCCAACGCGGTCGGCAAGGCCTTGACGGTCAACTACGTGGTTCAGGGCTGGCGGCAAAGCAACGGCGCGCTGTGGCGGCACAACATGCTGGTGCGGGTGGTTGATCCGTTGATCGGCCTGGATCGCGACATGCTGATCAGTGAAATCAGCTACGAGCTGAGCGAACAGGGCACCACGGCCAAAATCAGCGTGGCCCCTCCCGAGGCCTTTCTGCCGGAGCCGAACGACGCTTACGAGAAGCGCAAGGTCAAGAAGGGCAAAAAGACCGACAACTTTGAATACCTCATTCCAGCGGACTACAAACCATGAAAAACGGCATCGCGAACATGCTGGCGCGCGGGGTGGTGGCCCTGGGCAACTCGGCCAGCAAGCTGCAAAGCCTGCAGCTGCGGCTGTTGGCCGGTGAGATCAAAGACAACGTGGAGCACCTGGAGCCCTATGGCTTTACCGCCTGCCCGCTGCCGGGGGCTGAGGCGCTGGCCGGGTTCATCGGCGGCGACCGTAGCCACGGCGTGGTGATCGTGGTGGCGGACCGGCGCTTTCGCCTGCAGGGGCTGAAGCCGGGCGAGGTGGCACTGTACACCGACGAGGGTGATTTCATCCATTTCAAGCGCGACCGGGTGATCGAGGTCGAAACCATGACGCTCAAGGTCAAGGCGCACACGGCGGTGGAATTCGATACGCCGCTGATCAGCACCACCGGGCGCATCGAGTCGCAGGGCGATCAGGTCGCCGCCGGTGTCAGCCAGATCGATCACCCGCACGGCGACGTGCAGCCCGGCAGTGGCCAAAGCGGCCCGCCGCTGGGGGGTGGCGCATGAACCGTGAGGCGCTGTTGCGTCGTGCCGTGACCATCAGCTTGTTCACCTGGCGCCGTGCCGGGCCGGATGATGCGGTGGACGACAGCGACCGCAAGGGCTGGTGGGGCGACTGCCTGCCCTCGGTGGCCGGCGACCAGATCGGCTCGCGCCTGTGGTTGTTGGCACGCCGCACGCTGGTCGCGCAGACGCTGCAGGATGCCCAGGCCTACGCCGAGGAGGCACTGACCTGGCTGCTCGATGACGCGATTGTAACGGCTGTGAGCGTCACGCCCGAACGCCGGGGCAACGACCGGATGAACTTGCGGGTGACGCTGACCGAACAGAGCGGCGCCACCGTGGATCTGGACTTTGAGAACACCTGGGGGCTGATCAATGCCGTATGAGATTCCAACGCTGCCGGCGCTGACCCAGCGCACCGAGGCCGATTTCGAACGCAATGCCCCGGATGCCTTGCGCCGCGCCGATGCCAAGGTGGCGGCGCGCGCGCTGAGTGGTACCGCCTTCGAGCTGTACGGCTACCAAGCCTACATTGCGCGCCAGTCCAACCCGGCGACCTGTGACGAAGACATGCTCCTGCGCTGGGCGGATTGGCGCCTGGAGGACGGGCGCACGCCGGCCGTGGCGGCCAGGGGCTTGGCCACGGTGACCGGCTCCAGCGGTGCCCCGGTCGATTCCGGCCAGCTCTACCAGTTGGAGGACGGCCGCCGCTACAAAGTGACCGCGGCGGTGACCCTGGTGGGCGGGGTGGCCACCCTGGCGTTGGAGGCCGAGGACGTCGGTGCCCTGGGCAATGTCGCCGCTGGCACGCTGACGGCGGTGACGCCGGTGCTGGGGGTCAACGCCAGTGCGGTGATTGGCGCCGATGGCATCGTTGGCGGTGCCGAGCAGGAAGCCATTGAAGCGCTGCGCGGGCGGGTGCAAGCGGCGTTCAAAAACCCCAGCAAAGTCGGCAGCGGACCCGACTTTGTCGAATGGGCCTTGGAGGTGCCAGGCGTCACCCGCGCCTGGGCCCTGCCGCGCTGGATGGGGCCGGGTACCTTTGGCGTGGTCTTTGTACGTGATGGCGATCTCGACATCATCCCGACGCCGGCGCAGGTCGCCGAGGTTCAGGCCTACCTGGACCAGAAGCGCCCGGTGACCGCTGAGGTGTATGCCCTTGCCCCGGTCAAGCGGCCGATCCATTTCAGCATTCACCTGGTGCCGGACAGCACCGCCCTGCGCGCGGCGGTGACGCAGGCGTTGCGCGGGTTGATCGTCGACGAAGGCGGGTCGAGTCAAACCCTGAAAATTACCCATGTGCGGGCGGCGATCAGCAACACCCCTGGGGAAACCGACCATGTGCTGAGTGTGCCGGCGGGTGACGTGCTGATGGCGACGAATGAGGTGGCGGTGCTGGGGGTGATGACATGGCTATGACCGAGGCGG